AATGGGAGAAGAAGCATAGGCATAGAACTCTGAGCCTAGACCATGATGTCTCGTAGTCGGGTCAGTGGATAGACAGTATTCGGCTGATTCATAGAACAAGAATTCAGGTATGCGGGTGGCAAGTGGGAGCGATGACTCAGCATGCCTTCTTAGAATTCCTGTACGATGGTGTGCCAAGAGTTGGCCGGCCTGTTGATTATAGAATATCATCATTCTCTCCACCCATTCGTGACTGTCAATAAGTTTCAGACCGGCAATCTTACTTGCACAAGCCTGAAGAATCTTCAACTCTTGTCTCTGATTTGCACAAGTATTAGCATCATCGTATGTATAAGAAGCCGTGGTTTGCGTATAACTAAGTCTCCAAGAAGGTTTGCTAATCTCTTGGGTAACTGTGTCATAGGTGAGGCAGAGACTTAGTGTAGGTTTGGCTTCTTGTTCCGCAGGCAAAAGTGAGGCTTTCCCTTCTGAGATTTCTTTGGGTATCATAGGATAAATGGCTTCACCTTGGGGAGTGTAAAAGGAGGTTGCTCTCTTCCTCGCAGCAGAATCCAGAGAACTACCCTCTTGCACAAGTTCCGAGACATCAGCGATATTTATAGCAATGTTCCAGAAGTTAGGATAAGTAGTATCTTGTTTTATGGTGAAGGTGTCGTCCACATCCTTGCATCCTGGTGGGTCAATGTGAAAGGTGAATCCTTCGAGAGTTGGTCTTTGCCTTTGACCTGGCCCTGGCTCTGCATCTGCATCTGCATCTTTTACATTGGAGACTTCTTCATACAGCGGGAATGCCTTTTGCTCTTTTAAAGAGTCGTAGGCATATGCTACAAGAATCACTTCAATCTCCGTTTTATTTGTAGGTTTGCCGAGATTCTTTACAAGATTTGCGCGTTGTAGCTCACCTTCTTTCTTAGGTTCTGATGGTTCGACAATTGCGTGAACATTGTAAAAGAGTTCGCGCTGAGAACAACCAACGGCAAGAGGCAAGAATCGTTTGTCGTACGGAATAAAGCGAAAGATTGGGACTCCACGAGTTGTCATACCATAACGGACTTTCGAACTGAGCTCAAGAGTTCCGGAAATCCAGTTATGTTTTGAAAGAGGTAGCATCTTTTTTGTCTTTTGTATTATGTGTTCTCTGTTAGTTGGTTATATGGGCAAAGGCTGGTTGCAATTTTTATTTTTGGGCAACGGTTAAAAATTGAAAAATGGGTCGCCTGGGTTTGTCCAGTCACGACAATGGCCTATGAATACATTAAGACTCCTGAAGGTAACTATGTATGCCCTCATTGCAATGAGGTAAAGAAGAATCAATCCACGATGCACATGCACTACAAGGCAAATCACGATGGTGCTCTGAAACACAAGTGTAAGGACTGCGATTATGAAACGGCTACAAAGCAGACTCTAGAAAATCATATTCTTGCGAAGCATCGCCCTGTAAATGAGGAGCGTGTAAAAGAATATAAGTGTGGTGGTTGTGAATTTAAATCAGTATCACGTGGCGGTCTTCGTAGTCATTATCTACTACGTCATCTTTCCAAGGAAGTTTCAAAGTACCTTGGAAAGACAGAGGGGGGTGACATTCAGTGCACTGGGTGCGGTTGTGAATTTAATAGTAAGCCATCATTTGTATATCATCTAGCCAATTGCCTACCTGCAGAAGTCGTATCTAGAAAGGAAGTAAGTGATGCTCTAGGAGTCTAGTTTAGTTTAGTTTACTTTCGTTTCTTGGCTTCTTTTTTCTACCTTTGACTGTGTGTCAGCTTCAGACATTTCTTGAAGACTCGTGACAATACTATATAAGTGATATCCTAGAGCGGCAAAAGATAGCATGGCCAATACTTCATATGCCCATCTAGGAGTATCATAGCCTCTTGAGCCGATATAGATTAAGAGTGGGGCTACAGTAAGAACATGTATTAGATTTATCCAGACTGCGGAACTATGTGCACGCCAACGCACAATAGTTCTATAAGAATGATAAATGAGAATGAGAATTCCAAGAATCTGTAAAAGGGTGAACATCCACGGTTGCAACTGGCCTCGGACAATTGCTATATAGAGTAAAAAAGGAGAGACAGCCAATATGTGAAAAAGGGATAGGGTTATGTGTTTCGCAGACATTCGGACAGTCTGTTTACTGAGTATTACAGAAAATACTTTTTCAACATAGCCTCAGTATGTTCCAGGGCTCCTTCCATCCACGCTTGGCGTAAACTATAACTTTCTCCACAGACATGGACATTATGGAAAGTAGAAGGCATAGGCTGCATAAATTTCTCACTGACTTCTTGGGGGCTGTATCGCCCAGGAACCCAGTATGTACATCCATACTTCCATAGATGTGACTTGAAGAATAGAGGTGTGGGGATTTCTGTACTGGGGAATAAGAGACGAAGTTCTTCCGTAATTTTTTCTTGAAGACTGTGCTCACCCTTTTTATCAAGAATTGAAGACCAGAATCTTGTATCATCAGCATCGGTGTAAGAGGTCATGATTGTACCTTCGCTCGGATTTATGGGAATTATGTAGCGTAACTTAGAATCCGTCACTGTCTTGGGTATCTTGGAAAACCATGTAGGCTTAGTTCCAGAAGGAAAGATACCATAAGTACGTAAGAGGGGTTCCATAGCTAGATGTTTGAGTATCGGTAACTTTGAAAACGGGTGAATTTGTTTGAGAGCTTCACTATGAAGAGCTAAAATTAACTTGTTGGCATTGAGTGTATGGGCATCAAATTTGCATACAGTTTGCTCAAAGGCATTTTTCGAAACTCGTACGAGGCGATGATTTAGGAGGAATTGGACTCCACGAGATTCTAGCTCTTTTTGCATAGCTTTTGCAAGCGCGCTGAGTCCTTCTTTGATTACATAGAATCCCTTATTATTGTGCATTTCATTCTGGAATGATTTTATAGCTAGATCGGCGCGAAGAGTTTTGACCTCGGCGCGATAAGGAAATCGTTCAAGAATCTTCGTGGCGGTTTCTTTACCCTGAGTCACTTCCAAGAGTCTTTCCAGAGTATGCATTCCAAGTAGTGAAGGGTTTACAGACGATAAAGATGTTGTGATAATTTCTGAGAGTTCTTCCCAAATATTTGTTTGCGGATATTTAGTATCTTCAGAAATCCACTGTTCTTCTGAACCTATGGGTATAGGAGTAAGCTTGTATCTTTGTATGTATTTTTTGAGAAGTTTATGGCTTTCATGGTAGCGTCCTGCACCCGCTTCCCAGTGCAGAGGATGTTTACCCTTATGATGATATGTGAATATGCGCCCTCCTACGTAGTTGTAGGCTTCAGCGATAGCAATACGTAGACTTGCATTCTTTTCAGAAATACGTAAAGCTGCATGAAGACCTGCGAGTCCTGCACCTACAATGATAACATCATAGGAGTCCATTCTATTTAGAGTGCTTTCGTAATTGGACCTGAATCCACGTCGCAATTTTTGCCGTATCGCTGCTTTGAAAGGGCTCTGATATGTTCTTATTACCGGGATAGACCATGATGAAGTTCGGTATGCTACGAACACGACAGAATCCAGGAGTGTACTTATTCTTGTCTACATCGCAGCGATAGACAACCAAGTCGGGGAATTCTTCGTCAATGAATCCCCAATCAATACGTTTACAAGCTCCACACCAATCCGCTGTAAAATAGATTAAAACGGGTGAGGTTAGACTATTGTTTTCATACAATTCTTCGAACTGTGCATGGTTTTGTAAGTGTTGCATGATTCGTGTTTCTAGAGTGCCGTAAGAACGATTCCACCTGTAATCAACGCAACAATACTACCAGCAGCAAAGTAGTCAAGGGATGTGAAATTTGGAGTAATACTCCCACCACCCACTTGTGCAGCAGCTTGAGGAATCACTTCAGCAATACTTTTTATCGACTTTCCCACGTCAATCGCCGCTTCAGCACCGAGTTTGGCAGTTTGAATTGCCGCTGTAGCCCCCATCTCAGCCGCAGAAATCACAGAATTCGCTACTGTCCCTACTGCCGCTGCAGCTGTATCCGCAGTACTGGCAGCCGTTTGAATGGGTATTTGCAAAGTAGGATTCACAACACCTAGCACGGTCAATACGAATTTAATCAAACTCAGTAAGAAATTCCCCACTCCCGTAAAGAAACTTTCATTTACACAGGGTTTTGTAGAATGAGCAATAGCCTTTGACATTAAATAGGGGCTGTGACCATCATAGTCCATTCCAAGAAATGTAAAAGGGAAGAAACGTTTACTACCCATAAAGAATAAGTCTGCCGGTTTTCCAAGAAGTATAAAAGCATCAAAGAAAAATGCACATATCGTCAATAAAAATCCAAGAGGAATCACGGTTAATAAGAGTAAACGACCTACAGAATTATAGTTATCCCCTGCGGCTATGTTTGCAATAACTCCAATAGGAAGTGTAAGAGTGTAGAGTACAAACCACCAGGGACTAGGTTCTTCACTTGTTTCTTTGGATGTTTGACCTTCTTCTAACCACATTCCTTTAGCAAGACCTAGAGCTCCCCAAGGATGACCAAGGCCGTAGGTGTTAAGTCCACTCGTATTCAAGCCACCTGAACTGGATAATTGTACAAGATCATAGAACCAAGGATATCCTAGTAAAAAGATATTCGCAATGAAAAAGAGTATTGCTGTTTGAGGACTACGTAAGAGAAGATGGTGAATACCAAATAATCCAAAAAAGAGTGTAAACCACCACATGCCTGATTGCGTGTATTGGCGTTCTTTCCAAAAGTCAATGCGTGTATGTGAAACGGCTGGGAATTCCATCCACGCTGCTAACTTCACACAAGAACATAGTTGTATATAATAAATCCGGAGTGTATTTCAAGTTTCAAATCCTTGCGGAAAACATATATGGTCAAAGAAATTATTCATTTTCTTTCCGAATTTATCAAAGTCCAGAATCATCACGTAATTGTTTGGTTGTACATATAGTTCAAAATCCCATGCAGAATAGCCAGAATTCCACAAGTATTTCCACAATTGTTGAAGTTCTTTTATTAGGGCTGCAATGTACTGGGGACTATAGGATGAATATGTAGTAGGGTCACCGAGCCATATGGGGGTATCTGTGTTGATTTCTTGCATAAGATAGTGTTTTGGATTATCTGCATCATAGTAAAGTTTAGGAGTCTTTAGAATTTTATAGGTTTTTAGACAGTCATATATGATTCTATGAATCTTTCGTTGTTCTAAGGTTGTTAAGCCAGCTGACCTTCGTTTCTGCTTCTTTTGTATAATTCCAGGTTTCCAACGTTCGATAGTACTACTTGTGCCTTCTTGTATTTGCATTTGTATTTGTATTTTGTGTAAAAGGGGTTGTCTTTGTGTCTGGTTTCATCTTTTAGTTTTTAGATTCGGAAGAGGAGGCCACCGAAACCATCAACCACACGTAAGATATTGTGATTGAGGCCATAGACACGTACATTTGCAGGTCCACGTGGCGGAATTACAGTAGTGTTCATTTCAAGCTGTAGAGTGATTGTATCAATGCGACTAGCATTCATACTTCCACTCGGCTGTACATTCTCAGGCTCTAGAGCAAAACTATAACTATAAATAAAGTCATCAATAGGAATCACAGTGTGGAATTGAAAAGGCTGTACGAGACGGAAGTAGTCTGCATTACGAATATCGAACCGGTCGTAACCTTCTATACGCAGAAGTGCCGTATTAATCAGATTCTGATATCCTTGTCTTGATATATCACCTATAGCCAAATTTGTATAATTGAACCATTGATGAGCATTCACAGCAGCATCTCTTTGAATTAACCAGTATATTTCACGTAGAGGATGGTTAAATTCCATGGGAACTTGTACAATTGATGAATTTGGGTCAATCGAGATACTTGGTGTATATTGCACTTGTTCAATCAAGTATTCATGCGAATTCGCAACAAAGCGACGGCGCTCGTCAATATCTAAGTGAATATAATCACCGTACATGATGAAGCTTGTTATGGATGCAGAATTCACTGTCTGATCACAAGGATTTGCAAGAGGGTTATCGCGAATAAACATTTGTTGGAGAGGACGCAAAGTAATATTAATACGAATCGGATGATATTGAAGAGCTAGGAGAGGCAGGGCAAGACCAGGATTCTTGCAAAACCAGAAACGTAGAGGGATATAGAGATATAGGGGTCCATACAATCTCGCTGATGAAGAGGGTGCATTACCTTGACTTGCACCGGTAGTCTTTCCTATCATATTGTTCCAGCCTTGGCGTTTATCTTCTGTAACTGTCAAGTTTGACCAGAGTTCCATCCATTCGCCCGTCTGTTTATCAATTTCTTGCTCACCGATTTCGATACTTACTTCTTGAATGAGGGAGTGACCTACAGAATTTGAGTAAGAAAGGGAATTACCTGTTACAGAGTCATAAATAGCCGGAAGTTGTACTTCTAACATTAGTCTTCCTAGCAAGTCTCCTTTTCTGGGCAAGAGTACAGTAATTCTCCGCCCGAAATCGGGTTGACTGTCAAAGGGAATGGTGAGAGATTCAATAGCAAAATTCGTATATCTGCGGTACACCATTTTAAACCATGTGACTTGTGGATTACCGGTCAGATACACATCTTGTTTTCCTTGGGCGACCAATTGTAATAATCCTCCCCCTTGAGTCATCTTGTTGTTTCTGCCATATTAAGGAGGATATAATATTCGCACAATGAATAAGAATGAGTGGTAGCAATGCCCTTATACTTCGAACAGTATATGCATTAAATTCAAATACAGGTAAGTTTTTGAGCAGTGGACAGATACTTCTAACAGATGGACTAGGAGGGACGTTTTGGACAAGTGCACTCTCTTCTTTGAGTATTGATGGAGGATCTATTATGAATAATCTGCCATCAACTATTTCAACCTTTACTGCAGAGATATATCAAAATACAAGTTATTTTGTTGGACTATCATCCATGTCGACAGACATGTATACGGCCATATCATCACTTAGTACGGCAATAACTTTAACCGTACAATCAAACATTAATAATTTAAATGGAGTTTCATCAAATGCTTTTAACAGTACAATTACTGGCCTTGGTGGAATCGGTTGGGCAAGTACGAGTTGGGTATATGCAACCATAAGTAGTGCAAATGCTAGTGGACAAGTCTCTGATAGCAGTGTAAGCACAATTGCTTCAGGTCTGAGTAGTTTCGGAATTTATCCTTTGAGCACTCTGAATATTTTTAATACTTCATCGTTCATAGGCCTAGGTAGTATAGGATATGTAAGTTCCTATACTTTATTCAGCAGTTTAGAAGGTCTGGGGGCTTTTGGATATGTTACGAATTCAACATTCACAAGTAGTATTACAGGTTTGGGAAGTTCTGGTTATGTAAGTACTCAGACTATTGCAAGTACCGTTACTAGTTTAGGAAGTCTTGGATATATAAGTACTCAGAGTCTTCAAAGTAGTATTGCAGGACTCGGTTCGTTTGGATATATAAGTGCCGCAACTCTTTGTAACTATGTAACTCAAGGATTTTCTACCCTAATCACTACAAGTACCATTACTGGCCTCGGTTCATTCGGATATGTTAGTACATCGGCTTTAGTAAGTACGTCACTTGGAATACAACAAAGGAATCCAGACATCCGCTTTGACACTACTACGTCAGTGACCACAATTGGCAGTTATAATACTTTTGTAAATGCAGGGACTGTAATTTATATTTCCACTTTTCTGAAAAGTTCTATTTCTTATTCTGGAACTGCGAGTGGCGTACAAATTGCAGGAAGGTTGATACCCCCCTATGATATGACCTTTTCAACAGCATCCATAGACTTTACTCCATTTCGCCCTTATATTAATAGTAATTCTCGAATTACTTTGGATATATTTCCTACTCTTGCCTTTACAAAGTTAGCAACGGGTGCTACGAATGTTGCTATACTGCCTATATCCTCCTTTATACAACAAGGAAACAATAGGATTTTTACAACAACCGTTACATCATTCTTATATGCTGGGAATACACGTGTGAGTTTAGAGAATGGAACGTATGTTGATGCTTCCAATGTATGCACAACTCCCACTACTTTGCAACTTCCTCCTGGGACTGTAAGTAATTATTCACAGCCTTATAATCTAGTACATTACATGCCGAATAGTATAAACAATGCAGGATTTCAGAATGCCTTGCATAGTACTTTAGTAACTCCGTACTTTTCTGCCAAGGGATCAATCTATGTATCGGTGCAAAATATGGCTTGAAGCGATTTATGCAAATATATAATGCAAATGTGTAAAATAGTTTTCATTTTTGCATTATATACTGTGAAGAAGTTCATGGGTTAACGTAACTTATTCCATATATTTTTGAAGAGGGCTGCGTATTCATGGGCTTTTTTGGTGGCATGATTCTCTTTTACTTTCTTAGTACGTCTGGTTTTCGCGCCTCCTGATGCTGGGGGTGTGATAGGGGCATAGGCGGGGGAAGGCTCATTAGCCGAAGGCTCATTAGCTATAGGCTCAGGGATACGGATTGGTTCTGGTTTGGCTTTTGCTGCTGCAGCAGCAGGGGCAGCAGAGGCAGGTGTCTTCTTCACTCTCGCCGTCTCCTTTCTATGAAGTCTTCCTGCATTCCCTAGAGGACGTAAGAATTCTTGAGGTACTTCCATGTCTACATATGTAAATAAGTCAGCCAAGACAGGATAATGATTAAAAATAATAGCGCGTTTTACAGTTAGACCCTTGTCCAGAGCATATGGCTCCATAAAGTGTTCAGGTAGAAAGTTGCGGAATGTTAGCATATACCGCATAGCTCTGTCCTCTGCTTGTCTTGTGTTCAAGGGCATTAATAAAGAACGATAGAGAGATGTTTGAATTTGTAGGGATTTCGGAACAACCTTGTCAAGGGCAAAGAATCCTGTACGACTGTCAAACGTAAGTTTGCACTGTCCATAGTAAGGTAAGTCAATTCCATCCGTCTTCATACGTTGCATAAATGTATGGACGTGGTTCAGAATTACTTGTTGTGCAGAAACTGTGTTAAAGGAGTTAGGCTTGATGCTTAGGCGATCATAGCTGAAGTAGCCATTTACCATGTCCACGGTACCTTCTTTCGTAAATGCGGCAATAGGCAGATAATTGAGATTGTTATTGGCGGCTTCTCTCTCCAGCAGTTTCATAGCAGCTGCATTGGTCGGGCATTCACGCTGGAAGGGTCTCTTGCCCTTGTGCTTACGATAAGGATAGAGAGCGATTTCTGGGAATCCTGCTTTTTTAGAGTCGTCTGTGTAAGTCCAAGCCAGAGCCTTCTTTCCTTCACCGGGTATTTGGACGTTTAGAGAACGGAGAAAGGGTGCCATTGACGATGTAGAAATTTTGGGATTTCGGCCTTTGTCCTTAGGACGAATGGAGTCTTGATTGGCTATGGCCATCCATCCGCGAGTTGAAGAACGGAGTTGGTACTCTGGAAGTAGGCAATTATCGTAGTATTTTTCGTCTTTCTCTTTAGGAGTTTCAGGATGGCAGTCATAATCGGGACCTGAGAAAGAATCGCAGCGTTGCCAGGGTGCAGTTCCTGAATATGCATTTGCTTTGCCACGAGCGAAGGGAGAAGGACTTATACAAGCTACCACTGTAACAGGATTCACGAGTACGACGGCTTGCATCATTGTATAAGTCTTGCCGACGTCGTGAACGCCGAATGCGACGTAGGGAAACGGATAGAAAAAT